CCAGATCACTTATTAATGTCCTATTTTGTACCGATATTATAGTGACGTTAGTCACATTATTAAAATACTTTATACCATAGGCAGGAAATGGCTTTTTATTCCTGCCTTATATACAGTAGGGGCGGTAATTGTGATAGCCCCGTACAGTCTCGCTACGGTTACCCTACGCGAGTCCCTAGGACGAGCCCTGACTTACCCCTCGCTACGCTGTAGCTTGCTCGGGAGCTTACGGTAACTGATGTCGTGCCAAGCACGACTTTTAATCGGGTGTAGTCTACCTATAACCCAATGAGATACTGGAGATCCAATGGCTGAGAACTCAGCAGATATAGCAAAGCGAATCATCTTAGGATGTGTAGCTGAGGGTATGACCATTGAACAAGCCTGCCTATCGGCAGGTAAGTCTATGAAGACATACGAGTACTACCGACGTACCGACAAGATCTTTACAGACAAGATTGACCGAACCCGCCTAGGTCTCAAGGATAAATCCTTTGCCTCTGGCGATGTCCACGACATCTCATTTGCCGAGTTCCGCCAACGCTTTCTTAACTCTAAGACCTTTGCTCATCAGCAGAACCTAGTGGATATGATCGAAGGCAAGGAACCTTCCTGGTTACACCCTTCGATGAAGTTTGAACCAGGGCTAGCTAACAACCGTATCCTTATTAACATCCCGCCCAACCACGCCAAGTCCATCACAATCACGGTGGACTACGTAACCTGGCAGGTAGCCCGTAACCCTAACTTTAGAGTGCTGATAGTCTCACAGACCCAGCAACTTGCAGCCGACTTTCTCTACGCCATCAAGCAGCGTTTGACTCACCCAATGTATGAGAACCTTCAAAATGCTTATGCTGCTGGCGTAGGGTTTAACTCTAAGTCTGCCTCGTGGCAGGCCACCCGTATCACCTTTGGTGATGAGCTTCGTGAGTCCAGTGAAAAGGACCCAAACATTGAGGCCGTTGGTATCGGCGGTCAGATCTACGGCAAACGTGCCGATATGATTATTGTAGATGACGCGGTTACCTTAAAGAACGCCAATGAGTTTGAACGCCAGATCAAGTGGCTGACCCAGGACGTACGTTCTCGTCTAAACCCTACTGGTAAATTGATTATCATTGGTACCCGCGTTGCAGCAGTTGACCTCTATCGAGAACTGCGTAACCCAGACCGCTATCCAGGTGGTCTTGTTCCTTGGAAGTACCTGGCTATGCCAGCTCTACTGACTACAGATGAAGACCCTGACAAATGGGAAACCCTGTGGCCAGCATCCGATGCCCCATTCGATGGGCAAGAAGAATCAGATTTGAATGAGGACGGCCTCTATCCTAGATGGAACGGACGTAACCTTTACAACGAACGTCAAGCGATGGACGCATCTACTTGGGCGCTGGTTTACCAGCAACAAGATATTTCAGATGATGCTATCTTTGACCCAGTATGTGTGAGAGGTGCTATTGATGGAATGCGTAAAGCAGGTAGGTTGGTTCCTGGCCACCCTGGTCATCCACGCGATACGAACGGCTTTAGTTTTATTTGTGGTCTTGATCCCGCTATGGTTGGTGATACAGCCGCCGTTTGCTACGCTGTTGATCGGGTTAGCCATAAACGCTATATTGTTGACGCTATTAAAATTACTCGCCCAACACCTGCTCAAATCCGTCAGCTAATCTTTGACTGGACTTCCCTATACCAGCCTAGTGAGTGGATCGTGGAGAAGAATGCGTTTCAATCATTCCTTACACAAGACGAAGGCATCCGCCAGAACCTTGCCTCCAGAGGTGTGTTACTGCGAGAGCATCACACGGGTAACAACAAGTGGGACTCGGGTTTCGGTGTTGCGTCTATGTCAACATTGTTTGGCACCAAGCAACACGATGGAAAGCACCACCGCGACAATCTAATTCATATGCCTAGTGACCAAACGGAAAACATTAAGGCAATGATTGAGCAGTTAATTACCTGGTCCCCAACGACTAAGGGTAAAACAGATATGGTGATGGCGCTGTGGTTCTGTGAGATCCGCGCACGTGAGATGCTCAACCAAGGTATCCACGCTACCCACCATATGAAAAATCCATTCCTGTCTCGTTATGAACAGGGCAAGCGAACAGTTGTCAACATTGATGAACTGCTTGCAGAAAAAGATCGCACATTCATCTAAGGAGACAGCAATGCCAAATATGAAAAAGCCTGCAGTCAAGAAGACAGTAGTTAAGGCTCCTGCTAAGAAGACACCTATGTCACTTACAGGACCTGCAGCAGTTGAAGCACTACAACGTCGTGTATCACCTGCTGGCGTAAAGAAGGCTGAAACAGATGCTAAGAAGGCTACCAAGAAGAAGTACCCAGGATTATACAAGAAGTAAGGAACTCCATTGTTATCAACTAAAGAGGTAGTAGCTAAAGTAGCACGTCTACAAACACGCTACGCCGCACGTGACCAGAGAATGCGCGACGTTCTCTCAGTGCGCCAAGGAGACATCTCAAAGGTTTACCCTGCGATGTTTTCAGAAGAATACCCAAAGCCTCTCGTTGCTAACTTCGTAGATGTAGCAGCACGTGACTTAGCAGAGGTAATGGCACCGTTGCCATCCTTTAACTGCGCTGCTACCAATATGGTTTCAGATTCTGCACGTAAAGCTGCAGATACACGTACACGCATTGCAAACTTCTTTGTCACTGGATCTGAACTACAAATTCAGATGTACACAGGTGCTGACTGGTTCAACACCTATGGTATGTTGCCAGCAATTATTGAGATGGACTATGAAAGTAACAATCCGAGAATACGTCTGCTTAATCCTTTTGGTGTATATCCTGAAGTTGATCGCTTTGGTCGTACCCTCTCAATCTCACAAATAATTGAGACAGATGCAGAGAGCCTTGCAGCTCAGTACCCAGAGTTCGCAAATGAAATTATGCCTAAGAACCAATATGGTCAAGGCTCACCTTATGTATCTCTAGTTCGCTACCACGACAAAGACCAAGATCTTATCTTCCTTCCAGAGCGTAAGAACCTAGTTCTATCCAATACTCCTAACCCAGTAGGCAAGTGCCTAGCAGGTGTTGCTATGCGTTCATCTATTGATGGCGAAGCACGTGGACAGTTTGATGATGTTCTATCAGTTCAGCTTGCACGTGCTCGCTTTGCAGTATTGCAGATCCAAGCAGCAGAGAAATCTATCCAAGCACCTATTGCTATCCCACAGGATGTGCAAGAGTTGGCATTGGGACCTGATGCGATTATGCGTTCTGCAAATCCACAAGGCATTCGTCGTGTACCACTAGAACTTCCTAACGGAGTATTTACAGAGTCTGGGGTTCTTGAGCGCGAACTACGTACAGGTGCTCGTTACCCAGAGACTCGCTCAGGTAACATTGACGCATCTATCGTTACAGGCCGTGGTGTGCAAGCGCTACAGGCTGGCTTTGACACACAGATCAAAGCAGCACAAGCACAGTTTGCTCGTCTCTTTACTGACCTAGTATCACTATGTTTTGAAGTAGACGAGAAGATCTTTGGCAGTATGACCAAGGAAATCAAAGGCGTAGATGACGGTACTCCATTCAATATGAAGTACATTCCATCACGACAGATTGCAGGTAACTACGGCGTAGATGTCCGTTACGGCATTATGTCTGGTATGGATCCAAACCGTGCAATCATCGCTCTACTACAAATGCGTTCAGACAAGCTCGTATCTCGTGACTATGTACGTCGTGAGATTCCAATGGAGCTTAATGTGACGCAGGAGGAACAACGTGTTGATATCGAAGAAATGCGCGATTCTCTGCGGGTGGCTGTTGCTCAGTATGCTCAGGCCATTCCAGCGTTGGCAGCGCAAGGCCAAGACCCTAGCGAGATCATCTCGCGTATTGCAGAAGTTATCCAAGGCCGTCAAAAGGGTCTCCAGTTAGAAAACATTATCGGCAAAGCATTTGCACCTAAAGAACAACCAGCAGCTCCAGAAATGGCAATGATGCCAGGAGCACCAGGAACTCCAGCAGCAGGTGCGGCCCCCGTACCTGCCTCGCAGCCAACTCCAGAACAAGGCGGAGCGGCCCCTGCTGCTGGTCCAGAACAACGTCCAGATATAGCAACCCTGCTAGCTTCGATTAGCGGCGCAGCATAAACGAGGGAGGTGTAAAATGAATCAAGGATCACGTGCAGCAGCACCAATGTCAAAGCCTGTTGAGGGCAAGAAGGATACTTCCAAGCCAGCAGGACCAGGCAAGGTGGTACCATCAATGATGCCAGCAGGTCGTAGAGGAACTTCTGTAAAGAAGGGCTAAACAAATTTTACTTAACGGAGGTACTGGGCGTGGATAACAATAACAACGATGTTCCGCGTCCAGTACACTTCGCTGATTTTCTTGTAGCACTTTCAGGTTTTGCACACAACATAGCAAGTTCTGTACATACACTTACTGAAGAGATAATGGAAATAGCAGTATACAACGCTAATCGCCAATCTAAAGTAAACAAAGTATGGGAACAATTTTCAAACGATTTAGAAACAATAGAGGAGGATACCGATGGTAGATAGCCCATTACAAATTGGCGGTCCAGGTAAGTTCTCCGTACGTGAAGATTTGCCACCGTCACAAAACTACGGTGATCGCAAGGCAATGGCAGAGCAGATTGCAGGCGCTGCAACTACTGCTAAGCCTGCTGCTAAACCAGCACCCGCTGCTGATATTCGCGCCGCTGCTGCAAAGCCAGAACCATTAACACCATTATTTGCTGATTCAACTCGTCCAAACGAAGACATTATGACTCCACCTGCGCCAATACAACCAGCAGAGGGCAAACTGTCAGACACACTTGCAACATTGCTTCCGTTCGATACAACTGGAGAAATTTCTGTTCTCTATCAAATGGCTTTATCTAGAGGTCAATAGTGGGTTCAACATCCAATAACATTAAAGCTATATCTACTCGTGCTGGATTAACTCCTGCACAACAGCAGCAGATCAATGGCTACGTCAAGGCTATAGACACGCACCAGAAGTTATCATCTCTTCCATCTGACGTTGCTAAAAAGGAATACTCAAAATTAACTCCTGAGCAGCAGAAGTCTTTGAAAGATAACTTTGGCAACGTTGAGCAAAAGCGTGGATGGCTAGGAACAGCACTTCACTACACAGTAGATCCATTGATTACTGCAGTCTCTGCTCCAGTTAAACTGGCATTCAAAGGTGTTCAAGAACTTTCAGATTTAAGCACACGTGCTTATCGCACCGCTGCTATCGCACTTGACCAAAAGGTTGACATTGGTAAGGCGTGGACTACAGCAAACGATAAGGGCGATAAGGTCTTTAGCCCATCACGTATGGCTGAAGCACAAAGAATCTTTGGCTCAGGATATATGTCCGTTGCACAAAAGGTCGCAGAGGGTATGACTCTAGACCAAGTGATTGCAACTGGAACTGAAGAAGAAAAGCAGATTGCATCTAAGGCAGCACAGAAGAAAGATCCACTCTTTCAAGATGCACTAGATGCAGCAAACGCTGCTAAGTATTCTCCAGGTCGTGCTCTTGCTAACGCTATCCTTCCTCAAAAGTGGGAAGGTTCAGGGGCAGCCTATAAACTTATCTCAGGTCTAGGCGATGCAGCATTCCGTGTGTTTGCAGATCCAACCCTTGCATTAGGTAAGGCTAAGAAGGCATACGATATTTCTAAGTATGCACTTGATAATATCGTTGGAGATGCTGGCAATGTTCAAAAAGCATTTGAAGTAGCAAGCGTACAAAGATTTGACACAGCCTTTGTTGGAGCATTGAAGAACTATTCAGTAGCTCGCAAGGCAATCAAAGAAGGCACAGTAGACCCACAGGCTTTAGTTCAGGCATCTATTCAACTCAAGCGTATTGCGCCAGAGTTTGGTGATGATGTAATCGAAGCTATGCTCAAGCAGGGCGTAGTTGAGGCTGGCACTATGAAGAACTTTCTTGCCAATAGCGAGGATGCTCTACGTACTCTTAAAGGACAAGCAGGCCGTCAGGTTCAATTGCTTCCGCGTATGGACCTTGCACGTCAGACACGTATCGCAGCATTGACTACTGGCAATAAGATTCTTCGCTTTGACAAGTCAGGCAAGCGTATTAGCCGTGAAGTATTTAGTGACCAGACCACTATTGGTGGCATTGAGGCTCAGTTAACACGCCAGACAAAGTTTATTGACACACGCACAGAACTTCCAGCAACTGCTAACACTCCTAAAGAGTTTGTAAAGCAAGTTGAGACAAACCTCATTAGTGACATTGAACGTAAGACTGCAAAGCTACGAGCAGATGGTGCATTCCGTATGCCATTGGATTATGTCCAAGATCGTATTGATCGCTTCGCATCTAAGTTCGCTAAGGTTCCATTCTTCCGTGATAACTTCTTCGACCCTAACGCAGTAGATTCTGCTGAGAAGGTCTACCAGTTAGCACGTCTTGCCAACACTCGCTACAACTCACGTCTATTTGCAGAAGCATTTAAGGCTGGAGATGAAGCACAAAAGCGTCAGATTATGATGGGCGTTTACAACACAGTAGCTGAGATTCGTGGACTTAACAAAGTCCCTGGCGGTAAGAACATCCTTGACCAGTTAGCTGCATCATCTCGTGAGCAATTGTTTGCACCACGTATCCTAGTCCGTGACGCTAAGGGTAAGCCAGTTCTTAATGATGATGGCACCTACCGTTACTTTGAACCATCTAGCTTTAACGATCAGCAGTTTGCTATCTTTGATTTTCAGTTAGCAGAAGGTATGAGCGTTCCTAAGATTACAGATCTTGATGGAGTCGTTGACCGCTATCAGGTAGCAAGTAAGATTATGAACTGGTCACACTCTAAGTGGGCCGAGAATCTAACATCTGCTTGGTCATTCTTAACTCTTGCTGGTCCTCGCTTTGCTGTACGTAACTCTATTGAAGACCTAATGGTTCACCTTGCAGTGGGCGATTCAGCCTGGGGATTGGTTGCAAGTAAGCGACTATCTACCAAGTTACGCCTTGGTCAAGGTGGCGAGACTCTAGGTGTTATCAACAAGCTTATTAAGCGTTCAGACCGTGATTTATACAGAGGTAAAATAGAAGCAGCAAAAACTGTAGAAGATGCTCGTAAGGTTATGGCAGATGCTGTAATGACAGACAAGTATCTTGGTAAGCTAGACCCACAGGCACGTGAGATTATTGCTGAGATGGCAGAGTTCGGTGCTATTGATGAACTACTTGCTGGTGTTGCAGAAGGTGGCAAGAAGGGTATTACTGGTGCAGATCACTGGACCGATGCCCTTCGTACTGTAGATAAGTACGGCACATCTCGTGAGTACAAGATTGATGGAGTCACATACGCTAAGCAAAGCGGTGGAAACTACCGTGAGTATTCTCCAATCACAGCAGAAGGTAAGATTGCCTGGATAACAAACATTGCTGCAATCGGCAATGATCCTCTAGGTTCTATCGCATTGAGATATATGTCAGATAGCCCAGAGTCTAAAGAGTTTGCTATCAAGCAGATTGTAGCTTTTATTGACTCTCCACAATACGCAAAGCAGAAGGCTCGTTTCCAGTTGTATCGTCCAGGCAATAACGCTGACGTACGAGTACACGCAGAGAATGTATATGCAGCAACTCGCAATCTATTCGTCAATAGCCAAGACAAGGTTAATCAAGCCTTGTTGAAAAAGGTCACGATTCGCACACCTGAAGGTGGAGTCAAGATCAATACACGCGATTTAGGTATTGATGATTTACCAACATTGGCAGAAGATGCACCACAGTTTGTATCTGGCCCAAGCATTATGCCTATCGCAGACGGTAATCCTGCTGGAAAGATCGTAGGAAAGCACTGGGAATGGGTTGGCGAGATGAATGCTCGCTGGTCACGTGAGCCAATGGTTCTCTCTGCTGCTGTTGATATGCGTAAGCGTTGGAAAGCAGGCGGTCTAGAAGACCGTTATCTCAAGATGATGACTGATGGCATACGTAACAACCCTAAGTTGAGCGCTGCCGAGAAGGATATTCTCATCAAAGACGCTGAGCGTAAGGCTAAAGTCAAGATTATTGAGATGACTCAGGACCTTGCTAAAGAACGAGTGCTTGCATATGTGGATAATCCAGAGGTTCGCACACAGTTAGCATTCACAATGCGTAACTTTGCTCGCTACTATCGTGCAACAGAAGACTTTTATCGTCGTGCATTGCGCGGAGTTCGCTACAACCCAGAGTCAATTGCACGTTTATCGTTGACTTATGAGGGTGTATCCCACTCTGGCTTCGTACAACAGGACGATCAGGGCGATGCTTACTTCATCTACCCAGGATTGCAGCCAGTTTACGCAGCAATGTCTAAGATTGCTACAGCATTTGGTATTAAGGGCGCATTTGTTGCACCTATGCCAGTGGAATTTGGTGCAAAGCTTAATATGATTTCGCCATCTATGAATCCAGACTCATTGTTCCCAACATTCTCTGGTCCATTGGCAGCATTGCCAGTCAAGGTGATGTACGAACTGATCCCATCCCTGAAAGAATCAGAGAAGTACCTCTTTGGTGAGTACGGTGAAGACCAACCAATCATTAACGCTATCCTGCCAGCTCACATTAACAGAGCAATGGCGGCATTGAACAAGGATGAGCGTGATTCACAGTACGCATCAGCTTTCCGTAAGGCAGTTACCTACTTAGAGGCTACTGGACACGGATTAAAGATTACAAAAGATGAGCAAGGTAATGAAGTTCCACCATCTCCAGGAGATCTAGAGGAATATCAGGATAAGCTCAAGGCAACAACCCAGACAATCTTGGGTATGCGCTTCTTTAGTGCATTGATATTGCCAGCATCACCATCGGTTCAGCTCAAGTCTGAGATGGCTGGATGGGTTCGTGACAACGAACGTACAAGTTTCAAGCAAGTATTTTCTAACTTAGTTACTGAGTACAACAATGACTATACACGCGCTACTGAGGAATGGATCAAACTCTTCCCAAAGCAGATGCCATACACAGTCTCTGAGTCTAAGAAGAATACAGTTGCCATCATCAAGTACGGTGAAGTAGCGGGTAACTGGGTAGATAACAACACTGAGTTGCTCAAGAAGTATCCAGAAGCTGCAGCATTCTTGATTCCAAACATTGGTAAGTTCAGTTATGACGCTTACAAGACAATGATGAACGAGGGCTTCCTTGACAAGAAGCAGGTCGGTGACTTCCTGCGCGAGACACAGATTGCAACTGACAAGCAGTACTACTTCCAACAACGCAAAGACTATATGGATACTCTTGCATCTACCACATCAGTAGATCAAAAGCGTATGATTAACGAGAAGTGGGATAGCTGGTCACGTCAGTTTATGTCTGTTCGTCCACAGTTGCAGACAGAGTTTGCATCAGGCGGTGCATCAGATGTACGCCGTGAGATTGCAATAACAGACCTACGCAATATGCTTACTAAAGAGAAGAACCTGCCTAAGACAAAGACAGTATCTGTTCTTCGTCAAATGCTTCAGGCTTACGACAGTTTCAGCGCACAGTTCTCATCTATTACAGATAGAACAGATGCAGCACAGGATCGTAAGAACGCTCTTCAAGAAGGAGCTAAGGCTCAATTACAAGAACTAGCTAATAGCAATCCAAATACTAAATCAGCCTATGATGTGTTATTCGCATCATTGATCGGAGACTAACGTGCCAGTAGGTAAAAGTAGCGGCGTAAGTAAGGTTGTAAGACAACCTACTGCTGGAACGGCAGATTCAACATCTTCTGGTAGTTGGAATACTGGTGGTATCGGTGATGTCACATACATCACTTCCACTATCCCAACTGCGTCTAATCCAAATAACGTACAAAGAACCACTCAGAAGGAACTTATCCGTAAGTTCTTAGAGATGAGTCCACAAGAACGTATTGGTATTGGCAATCGTCTCAAGGCTGCTGGTTACCCAGTTGGTTCGCTAACTGGAAAAGCAACAACATCTTTACGTAATTCTTATATTAAGGCATACGACGATCTCAACCAAGAGATTATGCTGGGTCAGCAATTAGACTTCAACACATTCTTAACACGTGAACAACGTGCTGGTAGTACTGCAAAGAAGACACCAGAGCCTTATGTACAAAAGACGCTTCCTACTAAATTGCAGATTCGCAGTATTGCCAATGAGGTAGCACGTGATCTTATTGGTCGTGGGCTTTCTGAGCAGCAACTAGACAGATATTACACACTTGCATTAGAACGTGCTAAGAGTATGCCAACAACAACTAGCTACAAGAAGTTGCCAAGTGGTGCTACCGAAGCGACTACAACAGGTGGTCCAGATATACAAGATTTCCTGTATCAGAAAATTGCAGGTACAGATGAGGCAAAGGCGAGAAAAGTCTTTGGATTCTACGACATTTTCAAGCAAGCGTTAGGTGTTCAGGGATGAGAAATATAAACGTGGAGGATACAGTTAATGCCAGTTAAATTACCTCCGAATACCTATGTAAGCCAAGTAGTTACTCTTAAAGGCTTTAGAGATGATGTCTTCTCAAGGATTGACGGGTCACGGGTTGGTTATGTCAAGGATGGCAAGTTCATTCAGACAATCAAAGAGCTGCCAAAGCCAGAGCCAAAGAAGCCATCTAAAACGGCCACTCCTACACCTAAGCAGGCAGAGCAAGCTCTTAATGCAAAGCTAGCTTTTAATAAGGCAAACCTTCTCACCAAAAAAGCCTCAATGGAAAGAGCCTTAACTATCTCTACCGATCCAAAAGAGACACCAGCTCGTCGTGCTGAATTTGGTAAGAAGTATGACAGTTTGGTTAAAGAAGTCAAAGGTCTTGAAAAGCAAGTTTCAGATATACAAAAAGAAATTGTTAAAGCTAAAGCAACTGCAAGTCTTTCTGTCTATGATGAGGCAAAGGGAAAGAAGCAACTAGAAGAGATCAAGAAGGAATACAATCTTGTCTCTGAGGCTTATGCAAAGCGTCCATCTGAATCCCTAAAGACTAAGATGAAAGACCTTACTGAGAAGTTTAGAAAAGTTCACACAAGCGTACTTGGTAAGCCAATCTCTTCCACTGCTGCTACCATTATGATTAAGAGTAAAGTAGAACCAAAGACGACAGTAACACCGACTAAAACTGCAGGTGCTCCTACTGGTCCTACTGGTGCTTCTGGTCCTAAGATCTCAACAACTTTAAGTGGTGCTCCAACAGGAGCAACAAAAACATTAAAGTCTATGCCTATGGATGCCGATATTCCTGACACTCCTACTGGACCAACAGGTAAAGCGGCTACTGGACCAACAGCAACTGGTCCAACGGGACCCGCAGGTACTGGGCCTACAGGTCCTACAGGACCCGCAAGTACAGGTCCTACAGGCCCTACAGGACCTACTGGAACTGTCAATACAACTACAATTAGTGGAATCCTTGAGGCAAGCGGTTCTGGCCTATCAGGTCCATCTGGTCCATCAGGACCTACAGGTCCAGCAGGTTCTGGCCCAGCAGGTTCTGGCCCAGCAGGTTCAGGGCCAGCAGGTTCAGGTCCATCAGGTGCTGCTCCTTTAACTCCATTTGACCAAATCTTTGCCAAGGCAAAAGAGATCTATGGCGACATTGATGAAATCTTCTCTACCAATAAAGAGCTAGGCGACCTGCTTCGTTCTGCTATTGGAGATGTAGCAAGTCCTGATGACGATATGAAGGACACAGAGTTCCTATCTCGTCTAAAGAATACAACCTGGTGGGCAACATCTGCCAGTGAGATACTTAAGCGTGGATTTGAAAAGCGTCAGTACCAAAGACTTTTAGGCGCATTAGATAAAAATGATCCTAAGTATCAAGAAAAAGTTGACAAGCTAAACAACGAAAACGTTTATGCTCGCGGTTTGAAAGATGCCACGGGTACATTAAAATTATTGGTAAACCAAGAAGGTCTTAATGTTACCGACGATGAGTTAACAAAGATTGCTACAGGTCTATATGACCTTAACAATGAGAACAATACTCTCAGTAGACTAGATGCACTATCACGTTTTGTTACCGCCAATGGTCTTTCAGAAGGTCCTACTGGCAAGATACTGCGTTCACTTCGTGCCACAGCACGTGCAAACGGTGTTGACCTTAACGAAGCTGCTGGTGGAAACATTGACACCTGGCTTAAAAAGATATTCAACGGTAAAGACCCTGCAGATTATGAGCAGATAATCCGTGATAAGGCAGCCCTAGGCCAGTCTAAGTATGTACAAGATCAGCTTGCCGCTGGTAATGATTTACGTTCTATCTATCAACCATTCATTGCTCAGATGGCTAACGCATTTAATATCGTTGATTCAAACACAATTGATATCAATGACCCATTGCTTAAGAAAGCCTTTACTGAAAACGGTGCAATCAACCTTACTCAGTTTACAAACCTTCTAAGAGGCGACAGCCGATTTGCTGCTACACCTACTGCTATTTCAGAAGGTAATGTTCAAGCACAGGCGCGTCAGCAACTTGCTCGTATTGCTCAACTCAATGGGTATGACCTTGATATTGATTTCCCAGATCAAGTCAATGGCTGGCTAGAGCGCATTAGAAATGGTGAGTCTCCTGAAATAGTATCTCAGGCTATCCGTGATAAGGCTGGCACAGGCCGTTCAAAGTATGTTCAAGACTTGCTAAAGAGTGGATATAACCTTAACGGAATCTACGGCAACTACATCGGTCTTATGGCTCAGTACTTCAACGTTGACCCAGAGACTATTGATGAGAATGATCCATTGCTTCAAAAGGTGTTTACTGATAAAGGATCATTGACTCTTGGAAACTTTGAAGCGCTATTACGTGCAGATGATCGTTTCAAGGGAACTAAGATGGAAGGCCAGACCAAGGACTTCCGTCAATCAATTGTAGATCGTGCTCTTGCATTAGGTGTAGCACTTGGTGATACTGAAGTTGACGACATAGTAGGCAATGCTTTATCTATGGGTATTTCCCCAGGTTCATCTTTAGTAGATGGTCTTATCCGTGCCAAGCTGTCATACACACCAGGTAAAACTTTAGGTGGTGCAGCAGGCGGTGCTCTTGCTCAACTTAAGAAGACTGCTGCTGCTAATGGTCTTGATTTTGACAAGCAGTTTGGAACTCAAGCACAGACCTGGCTTTCAAAGATTCTTCAAGGTGAGTCACCAGATACATTCAATAACATCATTCGTCAGACAGCAAAGTTAGGTTTACCTGAAAAGGTCGGCTCATTGCTAGATCTTGGTGTTGACTTAGAAACTATCTATTCACCATACAGAAACATTATGGCTTCAACGCTTGAAATCAATCCAGAGACTATTGGACTAGATGACAAGACGTTGCGTTCTGCTATTGGTCCTGACAAAGAAATGACAATCTATGATTGGGAGCGTTCATTACGTAAGGATGCACGTTGGCAGTACACAGACAAAGCTCGTCAAGAGGTTTCAGGTATCGGACTTAATGTTCTACAACAGTTAGGATTCCAGGGATAACAATGGCTGCTAACAATAGATTCTATATCAACGCAAAAGGTGATGTGCCTGCAGCAGATTTTGCCTATACTATGTCACCTACTGGCGCTGGCGCTGAAGGCTCAGTAGCTGTACCTTGGGTAAAGACTGGTCTAGGTGGAGCAAGTCTTCCAGAAAATATCCGTAAACTCGTCTATGGAACAGCAGACAAGTTTACTGGTTATGATCCATTTGCAAATGCAACTGGTTATGCAATTGATCCTAACACTGGACAGGTCATTATCCGTCAGGGAGAAGGCGGAGCATCTTATGTCAGTGCGTTTGTTCCAGGCGTTGGAACTGGCAAGTCAGTCGAGATGGATTACTCAAGCCTTGATGGTGAAGAAATGGCTGCCGACACAGGCGATATAGTTAGTGCAGATGCAGATGTTAATGGAAAGGTTATTAGTACCTACGCAGATCCAGTAACTGGCGATGTAACAGCAGTATTTGAAAATGGAGTAAAAAAGGTTTTAGCAAAAAGCGGAGCAGAAAGTGCGGCAAATAAATCCGCTTATGATTTGCTATACAAGCAGTTCAATGATTTAGGTATCGGTGGTCTAGTGCCAGAACTTAAAAGTTTCATTGAAGAGGGTATTTCTCCTGCAGAGTTCACACTTCGTTTGCGTGAGACAGACTCCTATAAAAAGCGCTTTGCAGCTAACGCTCAACGCATTAACAAAGGTCTTCGTGCGTTATCAGAGGCAGAGTACATACGTCTTGAAGACGAGTACCAAGATGTTATGCGCCGATATGGACTACCAGAATCTTATTACAAGCGTGGTGAGATGGGTCGTCAAGAGGGATTTGAGAAGTTTATCGCTGGGGATGTTAGTTCATCTGAAGTAGAAAGTCGCATCTCTACTGCACAACAGCGTGTAATCAATGCTAACCCAGAGGTAGCTCAAGCACTCAAGGCGTTTTACCCAGGCATCTCTCAGGGAGATATCTTGGCGTACACACTCGATCCGTCTAAGGCTATCGAAGACATCAAGCGCAAGATAACAGCAGCGGAAATTGGCGGAGCTGCAGCACGTTTTGGCCTAACCACTAATGTTGCAGATGCTGAATATCTACAACGCTATGGCGTTACCAAGGAACAGGCAGAAGCGGGATACGAAACTGCAGCACAAATCGTTCCACGTGCATCAGAACTATCACAGATTTACAAACAGAATCCTTACACTCAAGCAACTGCAGAACAGGAAATCTTCAAACTTCCTGGTCAACTAGAAGCACAAAAGCAGCGTAAGAAGTTGACTGAACTAGAGACTTCTGCATTTAGCGGAAGAGCTGGAGTAGGCGCAATAGCACGTGACCGTGCTGGCGCTTTCTAAATAAAGCCTGCCAACGAGACGACTGGTTCGTTGGAGTGATAACAAAACCAGTAGTAGGAGCCACACCACCCGCCCCAAGGTGAATGTGAGGCCTGCGTCAATCTAACAAAGAATGGGAGAAGGACCTATGTCCAACTATGACTACGAGGATGATGACTTCGATTTCGAAGACAGCAGCAATGATCTCGTAAAACAACTGCGCAAGGCTACTAAGCAAAAGGATAAGGAACTGTCCGAACTAAAGGCACAGTTTGAGAATCTAAATAAAGCGCAAAGAGAACGAACAATCAAAGATGCCCTCGAAAGTCGCGGGATAAATAGCAAGATTGCTTCATTTATTCCACAGGATATAGACCCAACTGAAGAGTCTGTATCTAAATGGTTAGAAGACTATGGCGATGTATTCGGCATTGAAACTAATCAAAACCAGGCAACACCTAATGTAGATCCAGCCCAAGCTGCTGCATACCGACGTATGACTAATGCTGTTGAATCAGGATCATCTCCTGCTCACAATGACAGCGTTATGCACAAGTTAGTAAATGCAAACAGCAAGGAAGAACTGGATGAAATTATTAGGATGTCTGGACTCTAATCCGATCCTAACGAAAGGCTAGACAAATGGCAGTACCAACAGGTACCCCCACTGGCACCTCCGAAATCAGCAACCTCGTAAGAACAGCGTACGATCAGTACGTAAGAATGGCACTACGTTCCATTCCTGTTATGCGTTCACTTGCTGACGTGAAGCCAGTACAACAGGCTATGCCAGGATCATCAGTTGTATTCTCAATCTACTCAGATTTGGCTCAGGCTACATCTACATTGAACGAATCTACTGATGTTTCCAGCATTGCACTAGGTAACCCATCACAGGTTACAGTAACTCTGAACGAATACGGTTCAGCAGTTACAACAACAAAGAAGTTAAACCTAACTTCATTCAACGATGTTGACTCAGCTCTTGCTGACATCATCGCTTACAACGCAGCAGACTCTATTGATAACGTTGTAGGTCAGGTCCTGTCCGCAGGAACTAACGTGATCTACTCAAACGGTCCATCAGGATCTGCTCCAACTGCATCTACAGGTGTTCTACCAGTAGACACAATGACAGTTGCAGATATCCGCAACGCTGTTGTATCACTACGCACAAACAAGGCATTGCCTCGTATGGGCGAACTATACGCTGCATACCTACACCCACGTCAGTCAGCCGATCTTCGTGCTGAAACTGGTACAGGTGGATTCCAGGAGCTAACAAAGTACGTTGAGCGTACACCGTTCGTTGCTGGTGCAGTAGGCGTTATCGAAGGTGCATTCATCGTTGAGACACCACGTGTCCTAAACGGTGCTGTACAGTCAAACGGCCTTATCTCAACAACAGTTGGAACTGCAATCACTAACGTTGCTGCAGATGGAACTAACGCAACAATCACTACATCTACAGCACACGGTGTTGGAGTTGGACAGGTTGTTACAATCGCTTCATCTAACGCGCTATTCAACGGAACCTTCACAACCATCGCTGGTACAACAGGTTCAACAATCAAGTACGCTCTTGCTCAGACAGTTTCATCTGTTGCAGCAACAGGTACAGTTACATTCACCAACAACTACCGCGCAATCGTCGCTGGTCGTGAAGCATTGGCTGAAGCACAGGCAGCAGATATCTCAACCGTTATCGGTCCAGAGATTGACGCTCTACGTCGTTTCCGCACAATCGGTTGGTACTACTTCGGAGGCTTTGCTCGCCTTCGTGAAGCTGCTCTCTATCGCATTGAGTCAGCAGCAACAAACGGATAATTCCCGTTACTGCTCGGCAGGGGGTGGGGAGACCCACCCTCTGTCACTTATGAAAGGTTGGATATGCCATACACATTAAACACCCCGTACCAGTGGCAGACCTGGGGCGCAAGCTATACAGAGTTCACTCCGTACTCACGCCTTGCAGGTCGCCGTTTTAATGGTGGAAGTATCAGTGGCTCTATCGCACCTAGTATGACAGACATACCTCGTGGCCAATCATTGCTTGTTACTGGAAACAATGTTGTTATCAGTATGACTCCAAGCCAAGATGAATTAGCCGCCTGTGATTATTACTTCCTCGGAGGTCACGACTACGTGATCGGAGATCAGCAAGCTGCAGTACTTACTGCAGCAGGATATGGAAGTTGGTTAACTCCAGTATGAGTCTACACAGAAGGCAGACACATCCAGAATATGTTGAAGGATGCTTTGGCTGCAAGATAGGCGAGCTAGAACTAAGCGTTGGTATGGCCAACCACAAAGGCATACCTACTGCAAAACAGCACGACAAAGAACTGCAGTCTTACTATGACGCAACACGTCAGGGTATAGAACCACGTTCAACAAAGAGCAAAGATATAGATGCAGCAGTCCAACTTTCCAACGAGGCTGGTAAAGCTTTCGATGGGATCTCAATGACGTTCAAGGAGTAATAATGGAAAACTATTCAAAGATGGAAAATGAGTCAGACGAGTACATTACAAAGTACCCAACACCTGACAAGCAATACGCAGGTGCTATGAAGTACTGCACCTATGAATCAATCCAGACAGGCGCTATGGGAAAGGCCGCAAAATAATGAAGAAGAAGCCAATGGCTATGAAGTGTCGCAAGTGTGGTAAGTCAGACAAAGCGTGTAAGTGCTAATGAAGAAGACTGCCAAGAAAAAGAAAGTCGCTAAAGTAATGAAAGAGTTTAAGTCTGGTACTTTGAACTCAGGATCTAGTACAGGTCCAGTAGTTACAAATCGTAAACAGGCAGTTGCTATTGCAATGTCTCAGGCAAAAATGTCCAAGAAGAGAATGGGCAAAAAGAAGTAAATGGCTAAATCTCCAGCGTGGCAAAGAGCAGAGGGCAAGAACCCAAAGGGTGGCCTCAACGCAAAGGGTCGTGCCTCTGCCAAAGCGCAGGGGATGAACCTCAAGCCTCCAGTCAAAAAGGCTGAGGCTGCTAAGTCTCCCAAGTCTGCAGCAAGGCGCAAGTCTTTCTGTGGTCGTATGTGTGGGATGAAGGCAAAGAACACTTCTAGTAAGACAGCTAGAGATCCGAACTCAAGAATCAACAAGTCGCTTCGCGCTTGGGATTGTAGTTGCAAATGAAAAAGAAGGCAGCATTCTGGGATACAAAGAATCCTAAAAAGAAATCAACCACGTTAACAGCAAAGCAAAAGGCTGCAGCAAAGGCTAGAGCTAAGGCAGCAGGTAGGCCTTATCCAAATCTAATAGACAACGCAGCAGTAGCACGATCTACAAAGAATTGAGGTAAATAGGTGGCACTAGGACAATACGGCACAACGCTATTAGATGAACTCAATCGTCTGGCTAATGGTGGCACCTATAGAGCACCAAGCGAAATGGTTGATGAGGCGTTGGCTGCCCGTCAGTGGGCAGCACAACGATCAGTAACAACAAACTTAACCGACACAGTGGGAGTATTAAATGCGATTGCGGGTACGTCTACTACTAATCGTCTTGATTACAACGGCGTATGTAACCTCATCGCTGGTACTTTTCAACTACCTGCAGCGCAAGCTCTCAGAGCGGTGTCATCTTGAGTGCTAAATATAACTTGGTCTGTGACCAAGCAACTACATTCAACTTCCAGTTCCAGATCAAGAACGACTCAACTCCTTGGGATTTAACTGGTTATACCGGAACTATGACTGTTCGCCCATTCGTTGGTGCAACTACTACAACTGTAGTAGCAAGTACAGCCAATGGCGCTATGGTCCTTACCGCATTGACAGGACGTATTAACGTCACACTTAGTTCTGCAACTACTGCAGCTATTACAGCAGGTCGTTACTCTTACGATCTAGTATTAAATTCAGGTGCAACTGTTACACGCATCTTAGAAGGTAAATTTATTGTGACAGGAGCGGTGACAACTTGACCACAATTATAGTTATTGAAAACATAACACCACAGGTTGGTGTAGAACTTTCCCAGGATCAAGGTCCACAGGGTGGTCAAGGCGCAACAGGTCCAACTGGACCAGCAGGGCCTACCGGCCCTATCGGTGCTACAGGTCCGACGGGATCTACTGGCGCAACAGGTGCGACAGGTACGACAGGAGCAACAGGTGTTACAGGTAATACTGGACCGACTGGCCCGACGGGTGCCACTGGCCCTATTGGAGCTACGGGACCCACAGGACTTACAGGTCCAACGGGCGATACGGGAGTCACAGGTCCAACAGGACCTATTGGCGCTACAGGAGTCACGGGAGCTACTGGACCTACGGGACCAGTTGGAGCAACTGGAACGACAGGAGTTACAGGTCCGACAGGACCTGCAGGAGCGACTGGCCCACAAGGTACCACAGGTGCCACAGGCCCTGTAGGGGCCACTGGAGCCACAGGAGCGCAGGGTTATAGTGTTCTTAACGGAACAGTAGATCCAACCACTGAGGGAGTCAACGGTGACTTCTATATCAACACCGTATCTAATAAGATTTTTGGACCAAAGGCAGCAGGCGTATGGCCTGCTGGAGTTAACATTGTTGGACCAACTGGTGCGACAGGACCTGCTGGTGCAACAGGACCACAAGGAGTTACAGGCGATGTTGGACCTACTGGTGTTATTGGTGCCACTGGCCCTGCTGGGGCTACTGGTCCTGTTGGGGCTACTGGACCGATAGGTGCAACTGGACCTGCAGGTGTAGATGGTGCAACAGGAGCTACTGGACCAACAGGCGTTACTGGTGCTACAGGGCCAACTGGTGCATCTGGCACAAACGCTACCGCGTTGCCTGATATTTTGATGCTAGGCGGAATGTAGGATTCTCCTATGAGATTCCACGTTATTAGCCTGCCCCATACCCAAACAACTAAAGAGTACGTCAACTGCGCCTATACCGAAAAGGTCAGGCGCTTTTGTATGATGATGAAAGGGCTAGGCCATACGGTCTATCTCTATGCTGGTGAGGATAACGAAGCCCCAGTAGATGAACTGATTACCTGTATCACTAAAGAGCAGCAAGCAGAGGCTCTGGGTGGTAGTCATTACACTGAAGCATCATTTGATACAAACCTTCCGCACTGGCAGATTTTTAATGGCAACGCCATCAAGGAACTAGGCAAGCGCCTAGAACAAAAAGACTTTATCTGTGTTATTGGTGGTGCTACTCAGAAGCCTATTGCAGATGCTTACCCTAACCACATAACCGTAGAGTTTGGCGTGGGTTACGGTGGAGTATTTAGCAAGTATAAGGTGTTTGAATCATACGCTTGGATGCACAGCATCTATGCAATGTTTAAGAACCCAACAGCAGTAGATGGTAACTTCTATGATGCAGTTATTCCTGGTTACTTAGAGCCTGAGATGTTTCCATTGCAAGAGAAGAAAGAAGATTACTACTTATACGTTGGACGAATGATAGATCGTAAAGGTCTAGTCATTGCTCAGCACGTATGTAAGGAACTAGGACTCAAGCTGATTATGGCAGGTCCTGGCAATAACCCAAAGATTGAATACGGCGAGTGGGTAGGTCCAGTAGGACCTGTTGAGAGAGCAAAGTTAATGGGCGGTGCTACTGCCTTATTTGCTCCAACGCTCTACATAGAACCTTTCGGTAACGTTGTTATCGAAGCACAGACCTGTGGAACTCCAACGATTACCACAGACTGGGGTGCTTTTACAGAGACTAATCCCAATGGTGTTACTGGATACCGTTGCAGAAATGCAATGGAGTTTGCAGCAGCAACAGAGTGGGTAAAGGATCTTGACCCAGTAGCAATACACAAGCGAGCAGTGTCCTTGTATTCCTTGGATGCTATCGCACCACAGTATGAACAATACTTCGCACGACTGCTAACTCTATGGGGAGATGGCTGGTATGAAAGGAAATAATGCCAACACTGAACGAACTGGTGGACGAGGTAAAGGCTAACCTACAAGGTTATGCACTGCGCCAAGACCGTATCACTTATGTTGCTAACCCTGCTGGTTTAACTACTACCAGCACTGAAATCACCGTTGGCTCATCTTCTAACCTAGCCAAAGGTATCATCGAAATTGATGATGAACTAATCTGGATTGACTCCTTTGATAAGTCAAACAACCAACTCAACGTTATCCCAGGCTTTGGCCGTGGATACCAGGGAACAACAGCATCGCCTCACTCGCTGTATGCACCAGTAACTCTATCTCCAACTTTCCCACGTAACTCCATCAAGAAGGCTATCAACGATACGATCAACAGCTTCTATCCTAAGCTCTGGATTATCAACTCTTATACATTTACCTTTAACGCATCTCAGGTTACATACCCACTACCTGATGACTGCGAAGGTGTGCTCTTTATCTCTTGGCAGACAACAGGTTCTAGCCAAGAATGGCTACCAGTAAATCGCTGGCGCTTAGATGGTATGGCAAATGCCGCAACCTTCAATACAAACAATACACTTAATATCTATGAGAACGTACAACCTGGTCGTACAATTCAGGTTTGGTATACAGCCACGCCAAACACTCTTGACGCAAACACAGATGATTTTGCTGACGTTACTGGTTTACCAGATTCTTGTAAGGATGTTGTTGTCCTCGGTGCATCATACAAACTACTGTCTTATCTTGACGCTGGACGAATCAATCTATCTAGTGCTGAAGCAGATCTAAACGACTCTAAGTTGCCATCATCTGCAGGTGCTGCAGCCTCTCGTTACATCTTTGCCCTCTATCAACAGCGTCTGAATGAAGAAGCGTTGAAGTTGTCAGACAAGTATCCAATCCGTATTCACTACACCCGCTAGGTAAGGAAAGCCAATGACTCGTAAGTATTCGTCCATCAGCGTTGAAACGACGCTGGCTTCGGGAATCTCTAACAGTGCAACTACTATGACAGTTGCTACTGGTACAGGTTCTGCCCTTATGGGGGGTGTCACTCTTGCTGCTGGTAACGTAGATCAATTTACGGTAGCACTTGATGTTGATACACAGAATGAAGAAATTGTTTTTATCACCGCAGTATCTACCGATACCTTTACCATTGTTCGTGGTCAAGCAGGAACCTCTGCTATCTCACATACGGGTGGAGCTACAGTCAAACACGTTCTTACCAGTAGCGACCTAACCTTTTATACAACAGGTGTAGCCACAGCAGATGCTGCAATCCCAAAGGCATTAGTTACAGCCAAGGGTGACATTATCGCAGCAAGTGCAAGTGCGGTACCAGATAACCTCGCCGTTGGAACCAATGGACAGGTGCTCACTGCTGATTCAACAGCAACACTGGGAGTTAAGTGGGCAACACCTATAACCGCCGATCTAACGCTAAGCGCCAAGACTGCTAACTACACCTTGGTAGCAGGTGATGTTAACAAGCTCATCACTATGAGTGATGCAGGAACTTTGACACTAACAGTTCCTAACGGAGTCTTTACAGCAGGCCAACAGATTAACGTACAGCGCATTGGAGCAGGAGCAGTCCAGATTAGAAACGATGGAACTACCGTTCTTACATCTACTGGCGCTACATCTACTGCCCCTGACTTACGTGCTCAGTACAGCGCAGCAACCATTATTTGTACATCAAGTAATAACTTCACAGTGATTGGGGATCTATCCTAATGCCAACATATAAGGTTCTAGCGCAGTCGGCACCAACGGCTGCAACTGCAACCACACTCTATACAGCAACTAATGCAACGATTATATCTACACTTAACGCATCAAACATTGGTGGCACACAAGATACTATCCGAGTAGCAGTGCGACCAACAGGTGCTGCCTTGGCTAACCAACACTACATTGCATACGGAGTACCACTTGCAGCAGGTGCTGTCTTCTCACTACAAGGTGGAATTACCTTGGCTAACACAGATGTTATTACCGTGTACTCAACTACAGGTAATACATCCTTTAGTGCATTTGGATCGGAAGGTAACTAATGAGCGTTTCAATTATCGGCGGTAGTGTTAGCCCATCAACGGCGCTAACACTTAACGCCCAGACTGGTACTACCTATACATTTGTCTTAGCAGATTCTGACAACAAGTTAGTCACAGCCAGTAACGCATCTGCTCAGACTTACTCAATCCCAACTAATGCAAACGTGGCATTCCCAATCGGATGCCAAATTAACATCATTGCAATTGGCGCAGGTCAGGTAACAATCAATGCGGTAACTAGCGGTACAACGACTATTCTTTCTAATGGAGCAACTGCTGCCTCGCCTAAACTAAGAGTCCAGTATTCATCTGCCACCTGTATCAAGGTAGCAACAGATACTTGGTATGTAGTAGGTGATATAGCGTGAGTCCAATCTTAGGAATACTTGCATCTGGCATTACGAAAAGTAAAATTGCGGCAGGTGCTTACGAGTCCATCGCATCTGCATCTGGCACAGGCTCATCGGGAACAATTACTTTTTCATCCATCCCTAGCACTTACACATCATTGCAGATTAGATTTAATGCCATAACTTCATTCGATACAAGTTTCTATGTTAGATTAAATGGAGTCACAACGAGTTCATACAATTCACATTTATTAGAAGGTGACGGAAGCACAGTTTATGCAGTTGGCGATGCAAGTCTTGGTTTAACAAGAATGAGTTTAGGTCAATGGAATGTTACAGTTGGCGCGACTTATCCTTTTTCTGGCATCATAGACATACACGATTACACTTCAACAAGCCGAAATAAAACAATCAGAAACTTTGTTGGCTCAAATAAAAACGGAACTGGCGCAATTGATTTGACTTCGGGATTATTTATAAATACATCGGCAGTTTCATCCGTAAGTTTAATTGCCGACCAAAATTTTACAACTTCTACTACTGTATCGCTTTACGGAATTAAGGGGGCATAAATGGCAACTACATACGAGCCAATCGCTACCACTACTTTAGGCACTGCTGCAGCGTCTATTACTTTTAGCAGTATTGCTGCGACTTACACAGATTTAAGATTAGTCATTGTAGGTACTGGCACAACTAATAACACCTATCCTTTATTCCGTTTCAATTCTGACTCAAGCAGTTTGTATTCTACAACAAGATTGAGCGGAAATGGAACTTCAGCATCCTCAGTAAACAACGCTGGTACAGGATTACTGGTCACTATTAACGCGCTTCTATCTGACACAATTCCCTCAATGTGGACACTAGATGTCTTTTCTTATGCTGGATCTACCCATAAATCTTCATTGGCTACTGTTTCGGCTGATAGAAACGGCTCAGGCGCAATAGAGCGAGCAGTAGGTTTATATCGTTCCACTTCAGCAATAACAACAGTTGCAGCAGTTATGGCAAGCAGCACTTTTGCCACAGGCACCACAGCCACCCTCTACGGAATACTAAAGGCGTAAAATGGCAAATACATACACACTCATCTCAAGCAATGTGCTTAGCAGTTCTGCTGCAAGCGTTACCTTTTCTGCCATTCCTGCAACTTATACTGACTTGGTGCTACGCATTACATCTCGTGAAACAGTAACTCAAAACTCAATTATCTTAGCATTGAATGGCGATAGCGCAACAAACTATTCAAGAACAATTCTTCTTGGGACTGGCTCTGCTGCAGTTAGTGCTCGTGAATCAAGTCAAACTTCCTTGATAGCACTATATGATGAAGACGCATCATTTACTGCTAACACTTTTAATAGTATGGAAATCTATATTCCTTCCTATACAGCCTCACAAAATAAACCAATTGGTATTATTGGAGTAAGTGAAAATAATGCAACTCTTGCAAGAATGTGCGACACGGCGGGTCTTTGGAGAAATACGGCAAGTCTTAATCAAATAGTTTTAAGCAAGACTGGTTCTAACTTTGTTTCAGGTTCATCTTTCTATCTATACGGCATCAAGTCCAGTTAGTATATAATAAAGCTATGGGTGGAAAAGGTAGCGGCAGGGTCGTTCAACACGAATTCTGTACAATAATTACACAAGATAATAGAAAGTGCTTAAAGCCACATACTGCTAATGGTATGTGTCAGATGCACTACAAACGAGTTAAACTATATAACGATCCGTTTGCTAGGGAAAAGGGCCATAAGGGAGTACGGAAAACATACAAGTATGTTGCAGCCTTTGGTCATCCCAACTCTGACACTAAAGGTTGGATAGCAGAACATCGTTTGGTTATGTCTGAACATCTAGGAAGACCGTTAACTGATGGTGAGAATGTCCATCATAAGAACGGTAATAGGCTAGACAATCGTTTGGAAAACCTAGAGTTATGGAATACCAAACAACCTAAAGGTCAAAAGATAGAAGACAAGATTCAATACGCCACAGAGATATTAAATCAATACGCACCACATCTATTAAAGGAGCAACAATGACAACACCAACAGCAATCGAAATAAACTGCGAAACAGGCATCGTCACAGAGCGCCCATTGACAGCCGATGAGATCGCAGCCAATGAAGCGGCAGCAGCACAGGCAGAAGCAGATCGTGCAGCAGCAGAGGTTAAGGCAGCAGCAGATGCTGAGGCTAAGGCTGCGCTACTTGCAAAGTTAGGCATCACAGCAGACGAAGCAAAACTACTTCTAGCGTAAGGACAACTACGTGCCATACGGCGACGACATAACAGAGGGCTTACCCTACGTACTATCTAACCCAGTAGGTGCCACTAATTATTCAGCAACTGGTGAAGCCTACGATATAGCTATTGCTGGTTTACCGTTCTTCTTGCTCAACTCTGACGATTCACCTTATCGTCGTGTCACAGCCCAGTATCGCAAGCAACAGATTGACCAAAGCCGTGAGCCAGGTGAGCAGACGCTTACTGGTTGGTGGCTACGTAGCCAAAGCTCTTTCCACTATGGACAAGGCATCAAGTTCTTTGAGCCTATCCAGGATGAGTCGCTTCGCTTCCAGTACACAGAGTCTAAGGGTGTCAATGTCTGGACTAAAGGACAGGCAACACTGCTTAAGTCTGTAGATAGCCAACACACAATCACAGGTGGCATTCAAGCCAATGGCCGTCCGTGGCAGTATGCCAGATCTATCCAATGGACTAAGAACAGTATTAAGTATGATGGTGTTTTATTAGCCGATGAGTACGATGTAGATAAGGTCTTCCCAAAGATCACAGTCTCTATCAATAACAAGGCGCTGACCTCTAACGTAGCTACGCTGACTACTACTGCAGCACACGGTCTATGTACTGGTATGCAGATTACTATTTCAGGTGTGGATGCAACCTTTAATGGTGAGTACCGCATTACAGGTGTACCTACAACAACCACCTTTACCTATGCCAAGACTGCATCTAATGTGGCATCAACTGCAGTATCTCCAGTAGGTACAGGTGTGGCAGAGGTTATCCACTTCATTGACTATAACGCAGGAACAGATGATCCAGTCTATTCAATCTGCGATGATGGTGTCTATGCCTATTGGGTAACTAATCAGACTTCAGGTGGAGCTGACAAGATCCACGTCTACAAGAAGTTATTGTCAGATGATGCAAGCGTATCTCCAACATTGATGTTTAACGCAACAGGTATTGTAGTTGAGAACGCTGTTATTGAGTACACCAAAGAACGTCTTGTAATGGCAGTCAACGATAAGATCTATGAGTTTGCCAGTAGCGCGACATCACTGCCTAGTCCTGTCTATACGCACAATGATCCTGACCACGTATTTACCAGCATCACATCTAGTGGTGCAGCTATCTATATCGCAGGCTATAGTGGCATTCAGTCCAACATCTATAAGTTCACACTGACAACTAGCACTGGTGCTATGCCTACACTGACCAGTGCTATCACTGCAGCAGAACTACCAGTAGGTGAGATTACATTTAAGATTGCTTACTACCTTGGCAATATGGCTATCGGTACCAACCAAGGTATGCGTATGGCAGATGTCAATTCACTCGATGGTTCTATTACCTACGGTGCTTTGATCTTTGAGTCAGACCAACCAGTCTATGACTTTGCTTTCCGCGATAGATATATCTGGGCAGCATCTGGTGTTGATGGTCAAGTTGGTGTTACCCGTATTGATATGGGTCAACCGCTAGGTAACCTTTTGTTCCCTTATGCCTGGGACTTATACAACCCAGCAGATACGTTAGGTCACTACACAACAGCCTGTGCATTCTTAGGAGATACCAACCGCCTAGCATTTTGTAACGCTGGCAATGGCGCAGATGGAACTATATACATAGAGTCAGCATCTACCTTGATAGCAGAAGGCACACTGCGTACAGGTTATGTACGTTACAACACACTAGAACTGAAGATCTTTAAGTTGATGCAGGCCCGTGTAGATACTACCAATGGCGGTCTGTACGTAGATTCCATTGACTATGCAGACAACTTCTATCGCATTGGTACCTTTACCCAGGAATCAAATGTGCCAGAAGTTAACATCAACTACCCTCAAGCCTCTCAAGAATACCTTGGTTTCCAGTTTACATTGACTCGTTCGACTACTGATACATCAAAGGGACCATTGTTTACTGGTTACCAGATCAAGGCTCTGCCTGCTATCCCACGTCAGCGACTTATCCAGTATCCACTGTCTTGCTACGACCACGAATCAGATCACTTTGGCGTTGAAGTTGGTTATGAAGGCTCAGCATATTTCCGTATGAGCCAGCTTGAATCTATTGAAAACGTAGGTGACACCATCCGCGTTGAAGATTTTAGAACTGGTGAATCCTATATTGGACTCATCGAAGAGTTGGACTTTAGAAATAGCACACCTTCGGATAAGCGATTCACTGGCTACGGTGGAACGCTCTTGGTCACGATAAGAACCGTCTGATGGGAGCGCGGGGATATAAGCCTAGAGGCAGGACTTGCTCTATTGAATTATGTGGTAAACCACATAAGGGTCTTGGTTATTGCACTGGACATTTACAGAGGTTAAGAATTACTGGTGATTTACAAATAGAGAAACCATTAGAACCTGCATATAAACCTATACCAGATTCCAATGGCTATATGGTTTACAAGAAAAATAATAAGTTAATAAAGGTACACAGAGAAGTAATGGAAGAACACATAGGTAGACCATTACTGTCACACGAATCAGTACATCATAAAAACGGAGATCGGGCAGACAACCGAATTGAGAACCTTGAACTCTGGTCAACCAGTCAACCATATGGGCAACGAGTAGAAGATAAAGTCAAGTGGGCTTTAGAGATACTTGAAACCTACCAAACCATTAGGACGGTCTAATGCAAGCACAAGACTACGCGGCTGTTGCCGTATCGGTAATGACAATCATAGGTGGCTTTGCCACTGGCGTTCGATGGTTAGTTAAGCACTACCTAGCAGAACTTAAGCCAAACTCTGGCTCAAGCCTCAAAGATTCTGTTATCAGACTAGAGGAAAAGGTTGAAATCCTGTACCAAATAATGATTCAAAGAGGGAAGAATGAATGACGACTATTGCCAAGAAAGCCACGCCTGCCGCTATTGCTGTCCTTCGACAAGCCACAGCAATATCACCTTCTCGGAAGAAAGCCTCAGATGGGTTGCTACCGAGCAAGGCACACATCAGTCAGAGTCCTAACTCAGACCACAACACAGGGTATGCAGTTGACTTAACCCACGATGCTGTCAATGGGATTGATTGCTTTGATCTATTTGAGAAGCTCAAGGATGACAAGCGCGTAAAGTATTTAATTTTCCACGGGAAGATCTGGTCTACAAAGAACGGTGAATCCAAGTATGACGGTATCAATCAACACAACAAGCATCTTCACATCTCAATCAAAGACGGATGTGGAGATGACACTTCCCCTTGGTTCCCTTGGCTGGGAAAACCAAAGGCTGTCAACAAAGTAAAGGCGAAGTTAAAGCCTCTACCTAAGAAGAAGGAGAACCAATGAACGCAAAGACACAAGCAGTACTCGCAACATATCTTCGTGCAGGAATTGCAGCGGTAATCGCTCTATACCTTGCAGGAGAAACAGATCCAAAGAAGCTATCAATGGCAGCAGTAGCTGCTGTTGCAGGTCCAGTCCTCAAGTGGCTAGACCCAAAGGCAAAAGAGTTTGGACGTGGGTCTAAGTAGACATAGACCCTCAGCGCGAGGCAGAAGAGGCTCACCCCGAAAGGGGTGGGCTTCTTTTTTTATGCCCTTTTTAGGCAGGAAAACCTGGGAGTTGGGACGTTTTCAGCAAGGGGTAGGGTGATTGTATGGGTCAGGGGTAGATATGGCTTCAACTCAAAGTCAATTTACTTTTGTTTACTCTGCGTCAACAGGGCAAGGCACGGTCACTAGGTTCCCGCAATTAACACAGGTAGCATCAAGGAAGTACCAGACCAGCTCATAATCCTCAAAGGAGCACATCACATTAAAGACTTGTGAGCCACACGTACACACGTGGATAGGTCCTAAACCCCGCAGATCGGCCCCGTAAGGCTCAGGAAGGGTATGTTTAGACCAGAGTTTAGGCAGGGTGAGTAGACGGAACCACACAGACGGACGGCTAGGAGCTTCGCTCCCCGTTACAGTAATTCGCCTCACGGCTCATATGGTAGCCATAGTGGGTGTCGCTAACGCGACGACACGCCGTTAGGTATAGCATTGCCCAATGACCACAATCGTTGGAGTAGAAGGAATTGACTACGCTGTTCTAGTAGCTGACTCTCAGATCACCGAAGACAACCTAGTCACCATTGCTACTTCCACGCCAAAGATTATTGAGGTGGGTAAGTATCTCATTGGAATCTCAGGGGACACACGCCCTGGAGATATCCTTGCCTATAACTGGAGGCCGCCTGCCTATCGAGGTGAGGATCCAGCCCAATTTATGGGACGCAAGATTATCCCTAGCATCAACCAAGCATTTACCGATAACAACTACGACTACAACAAGGTGGACAAAGATGGTGGCTTCGATTATCTCATTGCTTTTAACGGCAATATCTTTCGTATTGCTTGTGATCTCTCTTTTTTCCAAGCAAATCACGGAACGTATGGCATTGGTTCTGGGGGTCAGCTTGCTCTTGGCTACCTGTATTCAGTTATCAAACCTGACGTTGACCTAGCCTATGCCAAGAGACACGCCCGTAAAGCTGTAGAGATTGCGTCGGTACTTGACGCTAACACTAACAAGCCTTTACAGTTGGTGGTCCAGGAAAGGATGTAGTTATGACACACGATGAATTACTAGAATTAATAAAGCCAATGACCAACAATGATGCAATCTTTATGAAGGATGCCCTTCGTGCAGTAATGGAATACTCTAAAGAGTTGTCCCAAACAGATTACCGTGGCAACCCACCAGTCGAACACCATATTTCTGCAAAACTTATTCAGATTATTGAGAAGGAGTTAACGTGATAGATCCAAAGGAACTATTGCTGACTGCTCTCAAGGCAGGGGACGCGAAGCGTTCACGTTCTACGCAGGTGCAGATAGGACCATCAGAGTTAGGTGGCTGTCGTCGTAAGGTCTGGTACAGACTTAACGATCAACCAGAAACTAATGAGAACGAGATGAAACTCGCTGCCATTATGGGTACTGCTATTCACGCAGCTATCGAAGAAGCACTGGCAGATAACAAAGACGTACTCATTGAATTAGAAGTTGAACACAATGGGATGAAGGCACACGTTGACTGCTATGTGCCTGGTACTGGCGATGTCATTGACTGGAAGACAAGCAAGGTGCGTAACCTTTCATACTTCCCATCAACACAGCAACGCTGGCAGGTGCAGACCTATGGATATCTACTAGCCAAGAATGGTTACGATGTCAAGCGCGTATCACTTGTTGCTATTGCACGTGATGGTGATGAGCGTGATGTCAAGGTACATACAGAAGATTACGATGAGGCGATAGCACTAGAGGCGTTGAGCTGGCTAGAGGCTATCAAGGCATCAGAGGTAGCACCAGAGCCAGAGCGAGAAGAAAACTATTGCAAGTTCTATTGCAAGTTCTATGACGCAAGTGGGCAGATGGGATGCGTTGGTCTAAAAAAAGAACGTATCGCAAGTGAAGATATCTTAATCCAAGATAAGGATGCTTCAACTAATGCGATGAAATACTTACAGTTAGATGAGAAGATCAAAGAGTTGACAAAAGAAAAAGATTCATTAAAGTCTGCTCTTGAAGGTATCGCTGGAGTTACTGATACTGGAATACAAGTCAAGTGGTTTAGCGTAGCTGGACCAACATCAGTAGACAAAGATGAAGTACTTGCTAAACTAGGCTATGTACCTACAAGGCAGGGTGCAAAGCAATTAAGGTTAACAATCAAACAATCTGGAGGAAAGTAAATGGCTGCAAACGAAAACACAAAGTTCCAAGTTAACTTCAAGACAAACGGTGGAACTCTTATCAATCTTTATGCAAGTGATGTAAAGGAATTGGAAACAGGTCTTACTGATCTATCAATGGTGTCATCTCTTATCAAAGCTACCGATGCTGAACTAAACGGTGGCAAGGCATCAGCACCTACTGTTGATTCAGTAGCACAGGCATTTAACGCAACACCAGTTGCTGCACCTGCTGTTGTTGAAGGTCAGGCACCAAGCTGTAAGCACGGTGTGATGAGCTTCCGTACAGGTACTTCTGCTCGTGGCCCTTGGAAGGGCTGGATGTGTGCTGCACCAAAGGGTGCAACAGATAAGTGCTCAACTATCTGGGCTTAGCTAATGCGGGAACCGCACGAGTTTGAGGTTCCTTTATGTGCTCAAGTAGGTGGCGATCTATTCTTTCCTGACCAGGAAAACGAAGGTAAGTTAGTTCGCATCAATATCGCAGCAGCAAAATCAATCTGTCGTAACTGTCAACACATCACTGAGTGTGCAGAGTGGGGTATCCGCAAGGAGCAACACGGCATCTGGGGTGGGTTAACAGGACACGAACGACGACAGATTCGTAGACAACGAAACATTAAACTAGAAGAGGATAAGAGTGCTTAAACTTTCCCGCGCTTGGAGTGGAGTGACCACTAGGGCCACACCGCTGCCTGATGTGTGGAAGAACTTAGTAAAGCAATCTATCAAGTTTCGTCGTGGTCAAGTATGTATGGTAGCTGCAGCACCTAACGCTGGTAAGTCAATGTTCGCATTGATCTATGCCATCAAAGCACAGGTGCCAACGCTGTTCTTCTCCGCCGATACAGACACAGCGACAGTAATGATTCGCGCTGCTGCACACCTATCGGGCCATAGCCAAATGGCTGTGGAACAGAACATAGAAAAAAGAGCAAATTATTATGACGCTCACTTGGTTAAAACTTCACACATTCAATGGGTCTTTGATTCTAGTCCGTCTCTTGATGATATTGAGATGGAGATTAAGGCTTACTTTGAACTGTATGGAATTGCACCTCAGCTCATCATCATAGATAACCTAATGAATGTTGCTGCTGAGACAGACAATGAGTGGGCAGGGCTACGTGCAATTATGATGGAGCTGCACGATATGGCACGTAAGACAGAGGCTTGCGTCTTAGTACTCCATCACGTATCAGAACAATCAGAGTATGGTTCTCCTATGATGCCACCACCTAGACGTGCAATCCACGGAAAGGTAAGTCAGTTACCAGCGTTGATACTGACACTAGGCTATGATCCCACTGGCCTGTTGCGTGTTGCTGCAGTTAAGAATCGCTTTGGTCAACACTTTGCTGATGCTTCTAGTTGGGCATCGCTATTTGTAGACTTTGCTTCTTGTCAAATAGGAGATGATGATGCACAGGGTAGGGCCTACCTTCGTGCCAATACAGAAAGCAGTGTCTATGGCTAACAAGAATGGACGCAAAGGTTCTCAGTTCGAGACAGATGTTATGAAGTGGTTACGCGGTAAAGGTGTAACTGCAGAGCGTCTGACAAAAGCTGGGGCAAAGGATGAGGGTGATCTCGTAACCGTTGTCGCGGGAGAAACCTACATCCTTGAACTCAAGAACAGGCAGACCCTTTCCCTGCCTGAGTTCTGGAGAGAAGCGCAAGTTGAGGCGCTTAACTATGCAAAGGCAAGAGGTCTTGGGGAAGTCCCTCTGTCTTACGTTGTAGTTAAGCGTCGCAACGCATCAATAGATCAGGCTTGGGTAATCCAAGACTTGACACAGTGGTTGAAGGAGAAGCAATGAAGAAGTTAGACGCAAGGTTTGATGCATTGTGGACACGCATTCACGATATACAGATTTCAAACTCATATTATGTAAACCGACGTGAACTTGAGGGTATTAGATCTCAGATCGCTGAACTTACAGATGTGCTGATTGAAGCAGGTATCTTAATTGAGCCAACAGATATAGGTCCCAAAGTCCATCAAGTAAGTGGAACACCATACGTAGTAAGAAAGGTTAAGTAAATGCCAGTACCAGGTGGAGAAATCACAACAACAGAAATTCTAGTACCAGTAGTAGAAGAAGTGGTTGAAGTTTCAACTACCGAAGAGGATGAAGATGATCTGCCAGAACTGTCTTAATGCAGGTGCAGAGAACTTAGTTGGTCAGTACAAACGTGCTGCTAAGTTCCACAATAAGTGCGACTTTAAGGGGTGCGTATGCCAGCACAAGACTGGTCCAGGGTACGTAAAGCGGGTAGCAGAGGAAGAGTCGAAGCTAACTCCATCCCAATAGGTTTAATCGTTACTCACTATGGAGGTGAGGTACGAGAAGGTAAGTCAGCATCCGTTCGCTGTTGCATCCATAACGACAGTAGACGCAGTGCTGTAATAAATACCTATGACAATTTGTACTACTGCCACACCTGCGGTAAGGGTGGAAGCGCAGTAGATGTAGTTATGGAAATAGAGAACTTGGAGTTCAAAGATGCCCTCAATCGTGCAATCGAGATCACTGCTGGAAGCGGCCAATCATTACAGTCAGGCAATAAACGAAGAGGCTCTAAGCTATCTCGAAGGACGTGGAATATCTGATGTAGTTGCACACCAGTATTCATTGGGTGTGGTAACAGATCCAATCAACGGCCACGAAATGCACACGGGCTGGCTTTCTATACCCTACATCACAGCCAATGGTCTGTGCGTAGGCTTTAAGTTCAGGCGATTAGATGAAGGCAAACCTAAGTACGGTTCTCCAATGGGGCAGAAGGCACACCTATATAACGTAGGTGACATCACCATTGATAGCTCTTACATTGCAGTATGCGAGGGTGAGTTAGATACTGTGATCCTGTCTGGTCTAGTGGGCATACCAGCAGTAGGTGTGCCAGGAGTTCAGGCTTGGAAGCCACACTTTGTCAAGCTCTTTGCTGGTTATGACAACATCTTTGTTATCGGTGACAATGACATCAAGGAAGATGGCACCAACCCAGGTGCTGAGTTCTCCAAGCGTGTCGCACAAGAGGTAACAAATAGTACAATAGTAACATTACCCCCATCAATGGACATCAATGACTACTACTTAGCCAATGGTGTAGATGCAACTAGAGCTTTGCTACTAGGTGAGAAGGATGAGTAGAGACGAATGGCTACAAATGGTACAGATTTTGCAGCATATGGGCTTCCAGATCCTAGAGATCAATATGGAAACCGAGACTTTGTTAGTCCGTCCGACACCAGCAAGGTAGATGAAGCGTTCATTGCAGATGTCTGGCGCATTATGGACCAAGCAGGCAACCTATTGGTACGTAAGCATCACGACTACGGCCCAAAGAACATTGCTCACTCACCAGGTGGACCACTTAATGGTCTGCGTGTACGTATGTGGGACAAGATAGCTCGCATCAATAACCTTCTTGACTCTGGCGTTAAGCCAAGCAACGAGTCCTTGCGTGATTCATTCTTAGATCTATTGAACTACTCAGCTATTGCAATGATGGTACTCGATGGCAAGTGGCCAGAAGTGCGGGACAATGACTGAGTTACATAAGTCTATCTACGATATAGCACCTAGCGTTGCTAGTGCAATAGCTCGCCGCTTTCGTGGCTACGTAGAGCGAGACGATGTACTACAGGAATGCCTTGCTTGGGCATTAACACGTGGCAGGCAGTTCGATGAGATGCTGAATGAACCCAACGCGGTTCAACGTGTCATCAATGAGAAGCGTATTGCTTGGCAGATGAAGCGCACCGCTGAGCGTTATGCTCGCAAAGAGAAGGCGGCTAAGTCTGGCTATCGCACAGGTGATGAAGCCTTCTACGATACAGCTATGATCGCACAGGTATTGCCTCACGTTATCGCATCCATTGTAGATGACACGGTACTAGAGCAAGCACAGAACCTTATCAACGATGGCTCACCTAAGAAGCCTAGCGTTCCAGCAGAAGGCGGCAACCTGCTTGCTACCTTGATTGATGTGAAGCGTTCATACTTAAAGCTTGAAGTGGAAGACCAGACCATACTTCGTATGCGCTACCACGAGGGACTTACCTTGCAACAGGTGGCACACCTACTAGAGTGTGCAGTATCTACCGCAGATCGTAGATGCACCAGCGCATTACGCAAGGTGCAGAATGGTTTGGGTGGTGACAACCCGTGGCAATGAAAGAGATAGATCTATTCTTATTCTTGTTGGATAACAAGTACCCTGACCTGCAAAAGTCGGAGGGTATCTACGACTCTTTCGATTGTATTAGCCGTGACTCAAACGCATACATAGAGTTGAAGTGTCGCAACACCCACTATCCCACGCTACTGATTGAAGAGATGAAGTATCGAAAGCTGATAACCCAGGCAGCAGAGCGAGATCTCACTCCGTTCTACATTAACTCGACTCCAGAAGGAGTCTTTTCTTTTGACCTGATGGAAGTGCCAGAGCCTGAATGGTTTAGTCATTGGATGCCAGCAACTACAGAGTTCTCACGTTCTAACAAGGTCAGTAAGTTAGTAGGTTATCTACCTATCGAAGAGGCGGTGAAGCTCTGATGCAGTATGACTATCGTTGCCCTGATTGCAATACGGAACTTACTATTGAGCGCAGCATCCACGAGGAACCACGTGAACCATCCTGCTTTGATTGCCATATCCCAATGATTCGCAAGTGGGACTCACCTGCCATCACCTTCAAAGGTAAGGGTTTCTACACCACCGACAAGTAAAGAACCCCACCGCGAACGGATAGCGGTGAGGTTCTTGCTACTCGGAAGAGGTGAGCAAGATAAACTATAACATACTTTCTAAACATTCAAGACACTTGCTCTCTCCTTCGGCAACTATATCGTTGCCACATTCTTGACAGGTCAGCTCAGTACCAGCCTCTTCTGTCGCTATGTTGGAGAGCGCGACACGCACTCCCTCCGTAGCGATGACCAATGTATCGTAAGCCGTGAAGGATTTGTAGTTCAGGCTCTCGACTACGTTCTCTAAGGAGTTGAGCAATTCCGAAAGCTGACGAAGCTGGTTCTCCCTTAGAGTTCTTTGGGAAACCAAGGTGGTCGAATCTGGCCTCACGGGTCCATAAGGTGACAAGACAGTTGACCTCACCTTTCGTGTAACCGAGTGCTCGTGCGTAACTAATTGTAAGTGCCTTGTTTTCACGCTTCTCCTCCATTGTTGCCTTGGTCTGTATTGGTTTGGGTAAGGGTAATTCCCCTAGCCTTTGCACGTGCAGTAATACGAGGACTGATAGTAGAACCGTCAAGATCAATCCACGTCTTGCCTTCTTGCTCATCACTCACCTTCTCCTTCTCCAGCAATTCTTTATACGCCTCTGGGTAGGCTTGCGCCAGCTTTACCAAGGCACGATCTCTTGCTCTTCGATAGTTGCGGTAATAGACGGCTTGCTTTGCAGCACTCGCCAATCTCTTCTCATTCTCCATTGATCCTATCCTCCCATACAATCAGGGCATAGGCAATCAGCATTATGACTAGCAAACCCAAGACATAACTCATTGGTTCACCGCCAGCACAGCATAGACAAGCTTGGTGATGTCAATAGGTTGGCCTACAAGGTGAGCGTCTTCGTCGTCACTCTCCCAACCCGATACAAGGATTCTACAATTGACAGGGCTATTACGTAGGTAATGGATAGCTTCGTGCGTATCGTTGCCACCCCAGATCGCCTCACCCTTCTCGTCTACGATCTCGTATAGATTCACAAGCGGGGATACGCGAGGGTGGAATGCAATTACTTCACTCATTACTCACCCGTCCCGTCTGAGTAGGCCTCTACCATTGATAAGGCGTAGGTCATTCTCATTAGATTCATACCCGCCTCCTTCTCGGTATCTTCGTCTTCTATCTGGATCAAGGCTAGATCCCTGCACAATTCTGCCTTAGCTTGCCAGTACTCTTTATTCATTAGCTCTCCCCCTCCTTCTCGCTTGGTAAGCACGATACGCACCACGCACTATCGTTACCCTCTTTACCTATCTGGCCCTCTTCGTCGGCCCATACTATGTCGTCCTGATCTAAGGTATCTGAACAAGAGAAGCACTTGATCTCCTCCTCCTTCTCTTCTGCATAGAAGATGGGATCGTTAAGCTCTGGCTCGTATCCCATTACTCACCCGCCTCCTCTTGGATCTCCTTCACCACGTCGTTCACGCTCTTCTCTGGCGTATCCGAGGATAGTGAGATCTTAGATAGTGCCTCGCCTAGTGCGGTTCGCCAATTGCTCCCCTCTCCCGAAGCTAATGGCGTGGGTTCACCCCCGCTGAAGTCGAATAGCTCTACCTTATTCCACTTAGATCCCGTCTGGATCACCACGGTTACCACGTGCGTTGTTGTTGTCTCTTCATTCATTATTTACCCTCCTTCGGGCAGTCGCTATACGGATTTTCATTACCTTCATTATCTTCACACCAGCACCAATTAAACCGCTCCACTTGGGTAGTGTGGGTTAATTGTGCTATTTCACTCCAGTACATAGTGTCCTGATCCATTACTCTCCCTCTCCTTCGTGCCAGTATTTAACGATAGTTTTGAGCGTGGTGTGAATATGACAGTCACAGTCCCCTCCCATATTGTCATCGAATTCAATATGGGAATAGTTATCTTCGTATATCTCGTTGACTAGCTGATTAATAGTCTCCATTATGCGCTCACCTTCTCCTTGTTGATCTCCAAGAGTTGATCCACTAGATCTCGTACCGAATCAATAGCGGTATCGTGCGCCTTCACCATAGAATCACCGTTGAATCGAAGAGCCTCCACCTTGCCAGCTAATCTATGAAGGTCCACGTGGAGACTATGCTTCTCGAAGTAAATCCCCGTCGTGCCACTCTCCTCCACGATACACTCCTTAATCGTCGTCCAATAAGCCTTCTTATTCTTATCGTGGTAGGTGTACACCTTCACGCGGTAATTGTTATCTAACGTCCACGTGTCCACGCACTTACGCGATACGTGATTTAAGAATCTCTCGTGCTTGGCATTCATTATTACTCCCCTATCCCGTAGCTCTGGCAGATCTCCATAATTGCAGTATCTAATTCGTGCGCTAATTCGGCTAATTCGTCGGTTGATAGGTGTTCGTCTACCAATTCACTCGTTAGCTCACTCTTCCATACGATCATTACTTACCCCTTCCAAGGTATTTATTAGGGCGATTCACCCTCCCTCCCCCTCCACGTCTGCCCGTGGAGGAGAAGAGATAGCTAACCGCTATTGCCTTACCTTACCCTATAAGTACTCGAATAGATCCCCGTCGCCGATTATGTCTTCTATGTCGGCCAAGCTATAAGGATCATTACCATAGATTAGATCATTCAATTGTGTAACGATCTCCTCCTTCGTATCTCCTATCACTCTTCCCCCTCCTCTCCACACTCGCATAAGTGGCCGTCGGTATAGCATACGTAGAGGCCCGAGAAGTGGGTACGATAGCCGTATCTCCTCTCCCCCTCCACTTCTAGATAGAATCTATCGTTATCGTCTAGGAGCGTAGCTCCTTGGATCTCACGCTCACGCTTAAGTGTCCAAGCTCCGTTATTCATTATTCTCACCCTTCTCCTCTTGCTCATAAGATCCGACGGGGATAATCTGCAAGATCCCCGCCTCTTGCAAGGCCTTCAATAGCTCTTGATTACTCACGCGCTCACCCGCTCCCTCTCGCCTAGTGTGATCCCCGCCAAGGCGTAAGCCTTCACGATAGCCTTCACCCGTGGCGCGGTTAGATCCGCGCTCACTAACTCTTCCCCCGTAGATAGATCCACGAGGCTCACCCGCTCCTTCTCGTATTTCATAATTTACCCCTTCCAAGGTTTCAAGCTCTTAATTCTGCCCCTAGTGGCAGATTACCCCGCACGGCTCCCGCCGTGCGAGATAATACGCTCCTAGAAGTTACAATTGGCCATTGTGTCTATACAGATTCCCGATTCCGTCCACCATACGTGGCCCGTGATCCAATAGATCGCCACAATTAGAAGGCCGAAGGCCACGCCTAACACGAAGGCCCCGCGCTTGGTTAGATTCTCCACGGTTAAGCCTCCAATCCGTCTAGCATTATGGAGGCGTAACGCCAGATAGGTGAGCCTTCTGGCACTTCACGCCTTGCCCCGTCGTACCAGTCTTGGAACACGTAATCAATTCGACGGATCCCGCCGTCGTCGTGTTGTACTTCGATCCAATCGGCGGGGCCTCCTCCGCTCCACGTTAGGCGGGTCACCTTGTAAGTCTCGTAACCGTAGGCAAATTCGTAGATCTCTTCCCGCGCTTGATCGCATAGATCTTCGTCGCCTTCGTAATCGTCTGCAATAGTGAAGAGATCACGTAGATCCTTCTCGCGATCTTTCAACTGGCCTTCGATTCGGGCCTCGCAACTCTTGGCCTTGATCTCTTCCAATTGTGCGCCTAGTGTGTCAATTGTGTTCATTAATTAGATCCTTTCAATGAGTCAATAAAGAATTGAATATCTTCTTTTGAACATACAGGGCAGATTATCTCGCGCCCCTTGTAATTGCAGCGTGAACAACTAAGAATTGAAGAGTCAATGTCTAACATCAATTCGGCCTTATCAATAACGATCTTAATAATACGGAATGCAGAT